TAGGCACATACCAGAAGCACTAGAAAACGCATATTATGATTTACCAATACGCAAAGCAAAGGAAACAAAGCAATGAAAGACAATAGACTTAAACAAGCTTTAAATCTTATAAAGCAAGAGTATACAGAGCGTAGTGACAAAGACGACCCTTATCACGGCGGAGTTATGTCAAATAAAACAAGAAGAAGATATGCCAGGTTGATTAGTATGCTTACCGCAATGGTTAATGGAAAGGAACGTAAATGATTAAAGCACTAGAGTTCACACCAGAAGAGCTACATATGATTAAGTTCGTTATTACCAACGACTTAGAAACTGTGCAAAATTCATTAGATGTTGAGGGCGAAGCAGAAGAGTGGCAAAAAGATAAGGCTATATTAATCTCTATCTTATCTAAACTTGATAACTTATTAGAATGAATACAAAACGATATAAACCAGCAATCAAAAAAACATCAGACTGTAAGCATGTCTATGACACTGGTATAAAGCAGATACGTATTGATAACTACAAATTCACCGGAAGCGGTGCATTCTTTAGAGTTGTTTACTGTAAGAAGTGCAAGTTTATCGAGCCAATCAAATTAGAGATAGTTTATTAATTAACACAAAAAAATAGTATTGCATTATATATATTGCTTGTGTTTTAATTAAAATGTAATACAACATAATATCGGGGGATATAATGCAACACCAAGCTCTCGGCCGCTTCGTTTTTCTGAAGCGCCACCAACTAGAAAAAAAATCAACATTTGCAGTAGACCAAAGCTCTGACGAACTTACCTATTTTGAGGTACAATCGGTAGGTGCAGATGTTTTAATATGTAAGCCGGGTGACATGGTTACACTTAGAGCAGGTAACTACGAACCATTACCACTCCTTGGTAGTGAAGAGCAGTTATATATGGCAAGTGATGACGACGTCGCCGGGAGTATACTAAATGTTTAGAGAAACAGCACAATCAGATGAGTTACGCCAGAATATTCTATTAGGTATCAAAGAAGTATCAGACATCGTGTCACAAACACTCGGCTCTAAAGGTCGAAATGTTGTACTTGATGTGAATCCTTTTGACGACCCTATTATTACGAATGATGGCGTGACCATCGTACGAGAGTTTAATAGCAAAGATAAGTTCAAAAATATTGGCATTAAGCTAGTACGTGAAGTAGCCGGTCGTACAAACGATCAAGCTGGAGACGGTACTACTACTGCCACTATTTTGTTTTACGAGATATGTAGAAGCGTGCAAAAGGCTTTAGCAAACGAAGCTGACAGCCTAGCGCTCCGCCGGGGCATTGAGCATGCAACTAAGAGCATTATTGAAGCAGTAAAAAAACAAGCAAAGAAAACTAGTGACTTAGAGGATCTGTACAATATTGCTAAGATCTCATCTGGTAGTGAAGAGCTTGGTAAAACAATCTCTGATCTTGTTAGCGAGCTTGGTGAAGAAGCATTGATCACCTTAGAAGATAGCCCAGAGAGCGAGACTACATCGGCTAGGACTGAAGGTCTACGCTTAAAGGGTGGCATAATGTCACAAGTATTTATTACAAACCAAGCTCAACAGCAAGCAGTTCTCAATGACGCAGTTGTACTAGTTACAAACCTTGAGCTAACTACACAAGATGAAATGATTAGAATCATGGAGATTGTAGCTGGAGCTGGTAAAAAAGATGCAGTCATCATTGCTGAGCGCATTGAAGGCCAAGCTCTCATGACAGCAGTTATTAATAAGCTCAAAGGCCAGATCAATATAGTACCAATACGTGTGCAAGCTTATGGTGTTATAGCTGATGGCTATTTAGAAGATGTAGCAAAGGTCACCGGTGGTACATATTTCACTGCCGAGACTGGCTATAAACTATCAGAGCTAACTATCAACAACTTTGGTAAGGCTGACAAAATTGTATCAACCAAAGAAAGCACTACTATAATTGGTGGCAATGGCGACAAGGATGCCAGAATTGAAGAGCTTGAAGGCCAACTTAAAAGCTCAGAAGATCTAGGCGACTATGCAAGAGAAAGCCTTACCGAGCGTATTGCAAAGCTCAAGTCTGCCATTGGTGTTATTAAAGTCGGTGGAGTTACTGATGTGGAGCGCAAGGAGCGCAAAGCACGCGTTGAAGATGCTGTAAATGCTACAAAGGCCGCATTGAGCGATGGAATCGTTACAGGGGGCGCTACGGCTCTCTACAGGGCGCTTGCTCAGTCAATTACTCAAACAGGCATGACACAAGATGAGCTGACTGGCGATAGAGCTGTACGATCAGCTTGTATTGCTCTACTCAAACAACACGCCAAAAACTCATCAGTCATGTTAGACAATCAAATACTAAAAGATATACTCGAGAAAGACAAAGCTATAAACTTTAATACCGGCAAAGTAGTAGATGCATACAAGGAAGGTATTATTGACCCTGTAAAAGTAGTTGTATCAGCACTGCAAAACGCAGCAGCTCAAGCTGGATCGTTTGCTAGTACAGAGGGTGGCTTAATTGTTGTTGATGATCCAAAGGTTGAACAGGTATAGCAATGAAAGTTACTATTGCTATACCTTTCATAAACCAAAAAGAAATTACTATACAGTGTCTTGAGAGTTTGGTAAAAAACAGCACTACAAACCCACATTATTTGCTTATCGATAATGGTTCGCATACGTTTGATGAGCATGATCTCGAGGGGCTTGGAGTAAATAACTATACTTTAGTAGAAAACGATACAAATACCGGTGTACTACCTACATTCAAGCAAGCACTCTCGCATGTCACCGAGGGTGCTGTTTGTTTTATGCATAATGATGTACTTATTCACGAGCCAGGATGGGATAAGCGTGTATCAGATGCATTTGAAGATGATCCAAAGCTAGGACTTATGGGGTTACTTGGTGCGCGCGGTGTCATGCCGGATGGTGGTCGTGTAGGTGTTATGTCACATATGCTTGGTGCAGTGTGGGGTAAGACAGAGGTTCAACCAGCAGCTGTCCACCATGGTGAGCTTATGACCGGTATTGCGCCGGCCAGTGTTCTCGATGGTGTTGGCATGTTCTTTAGATACGAAACACTTAAACAATTAGCAGACGAGACAGATTCTTTTGACGATTGGCGCGCTCCACATCACTTCTATGATCGAGCGTTAACACTTAAAACAATCTCACTTGACTGGCATGTTGCTGTAATTGGTATTCAGTTCGACCACTGGAGCGGTGCAACAGCAAACCAAAGTGCTGCATATCACGAGTTTGGCGCTAAATGGTGCGCAGACCGAGACATAGATCTGATTGATGGCAACGCTGACCTTACAATTTATAGGTACGCAGAGCAGCAATTCTTTGGTGAGTGGATGCAAAAACTACCACTTTCTGTACAGAGTAGCTACGATTACCGATGGGGTATGATATGAACTGTAGAGTATGCAACAGCGAAATAATAAAAGTTGCCGATCTTGGTAGCACTCCGCTTGCCGACAAGTTCCCGAAAACTGCCGATGAGAAAGAGCTTAACTTCCCTCTTGCAGTATCATACTGCGAGAACTGTAATAGTCTACAAGCTAGTGATAAGTTAAGAATGACAGATGTATTCGATGACGATTATGGCTTCTTTACTGGTGCAAGCCCATCTGGAGTAAAGTACTTTGAAGAGTATGCTGAAGAAATGAAGCTGTATTTTCAGGAGCAAGCAAAAGGTTTTGTAATAGAACTTGCTAGTAACGATGGCACACTTCTCAAACATTTTAATGAAGCTAATAAAGTACTCGGTGTAGATGCTTGCAAGAATGTAGTTGATTATGCAAAGTCTAAGGGTATTCATACGGTACATGGTTTCTGGGGCGACGATATGGCTAAGGTTGTTGCTGCAGGTTATGGCAAAGCCGATATGATCATTGCAAATAATGTACTGGCACACGTTGAAGATCCAAACGACTTTGTTGCCGGTGTATATCGAGCCCTAGCAGATAATGGTGTATTTGTATTCGAGTTCCAGTATGCAGAAGATCTTGCTGGTCAGATGGTATGGGATAATATATACCATGAACATCGCAGCTTTTTTTCTAAGAATGCAATCGATAACCTACTCGAAAATAATATGATGCGACCTGTACTATACAAGTACACTAAGCCACATGGTGGCAGTCTGCGAGTTGTAGCTGTAAAGAATCTCAATAAGTATTACCCTAAGCATGGATATGCTGATTGGGATACTAACGAGTACGTTCTACCAGCGCTTATGGGGGCTATGCAAGCTCGTATCAACTACAATGCTGATGCGCTAAGTTCGATGGTTGATGGTCTAAGAGCTAAAGGTAAAAAGATTGCTGGATATGGTGCAAGCGCAAAGTCCTGCACACTTCTCAATGTGGCCGGCATAGATCTCGATTATATAGTTGATCTTACACCACACAAAATCGGCAAGTTCGCTCCTGGTACTAAGATACCAATCATTTCACCTAAGCAAGAAGCTGCTGAGTACGGCAGACCAGATGTATACCTACTTACTGTATGGAATTATGCTGATGCTATCCTAATGCGTGAACGTGATTACATGGCTAAGGGCGGCCAATTTATATTACCAATACCCTATCCGGTGCTAGTATGAACGATAAAGTACTAATCACTGGTGGTGCTGGATTCATTGGTCTTGTCCTCGCACGTAAGCTTTTAGAAGAAGGCCGTCATGTTGTAATATTTGATATTCAAGAACCAAGAAAAGAAATAATAGAATTCTCAAAAGAGTTTGGTAATAGGTTTAATTACTACCTATGCGACTTAGTTTATACTGTGCCACAAGTGAACGGCATATCTGAGGTATATCATGTCGCCGGAGCGATTGGTACTAAGCAGTTAGTAAACCCAGCATTTGACGTTCTATTCGTTAATATTGCAATGATGCGCAACTTGTTGAATGTCTACGGCAACACTATTAGAAAGATAGTATTTACTTCTACAGCAGAAGTTTACACCGGACAGACTGTACCGATGCCAACAGATGAAAAAGTTACTATCGGTTGGGATGATCCATATGAGCCAAGATGGGCATATGCACAAGCTAAGTTTATTTGTGAGCTACTATTGCGCAACTTTGTTGGCAAGAAGAATACACCAGAGTGGTCTATTGCTCGCCTTTCTAACGTGTATGGTGGTGGCATGCAACAAGACTATGTTTGCAAGGCATTCATTAGGCGAATACAAGGAGGTGAGAAACCACTAAAAGTTGGCAGCGCTCTCGATACAAGACCATTCACCTACGTTGATGATACGGTTGAGTGCTTGACTCGCATGATGAATAACGACAAAGCCAATAATAATATTATAAATGTTGCCAATCCTAACGAGATCACTATCGCTGAGTTAGCAGGTGAGATACTCGAAGCAATGGGCAAAAATAGATATGATGTGCTATACGATCACGTTGGTAAGGTCGAGAGACGTATGCCAGACACAAATAAAGCATGGGTTCTACTCGATTGGAAGGCACAGATGCCATTCAAAAAAGGTATCAAAAAGACTGTGGAGTACTACTCATGAAAGTATTAAAACCAGCTGTTACTATTTTGCAGACTATACATAACAAACCATATGTATCAAAAGCAATTGAATCTGTTATTGCTCAGACGCGCAACGATTGGGAGCTTATTGTACTCGATTCTGGTATGTGGCAAGGCAAAGAAGACGAGATCTCTTTCACGATGTCAGATGACTACGACAATTATAACCACCATCCACAGATACAGTGGATCATAACTGGTGAGCGACCAAAGCTTCACGAGCGTAAATGCCCTATTTCTTGGGTTACTAACGAGGCTATTCGTGCCGGGCTTGTACGTGGTGATTACTTCTGCACATTCTACGATGATGATCACTACGAGCCAGAGTTCATTGAAAAGATGGCCGGCTATCTTGATGCACATCCTGAATGCGATGCAGTGCGCTGTTCCCAGAAACGTACATTTATAAAGAATGGGGTATTGGGTGAGACACCACCACTAATGGCTACTGACTTTATATTTGGTGAAAACTTTGATTGTGTTGTTGACGGCGGTCAAGTGATGATGCGATCCACTGTACTAGATAAGATTGGCGACCCTTGGTTACCTGAAGATAAGGACTGGAACGTATGCAGTCACTCTGATGGAATATTTTTTAATAAGCTAGGCAAGGTAATAGATAAGATGCACTTTATTGAGGACATTCTTATGACAAACCATAAAACACCAGAGAGTACTTACTCACCTACGGAGGCAGAATGAAACAGCTAGACCTGGGATCAGCCAATGCACTACGTGGATGGGATAACTATGAAGTGTCAGGTACTGATATTGTAGAATCACCAGATCCAAGAATAAAAAAATGCGATCTCAATATCGATCCACTACCATTCAAAGACAATGAATTTGATTTAGTTACAGCCTACGACATACTAGAGCATATTATACCAATACTCTACCTGAATGATGGTAAAAAAATTGTGCGACGTAGCGCAATGATTGAGCTATTCAACGAGATATACCGAGTTCTCAAGCACAACGGCACGTTCTACACACAAACGCCAATTAATGACTTCTCTGATCCTACCCATGTAGCCCACTGGACATCTGAGACGTTCAATCACTTTAGTGGTGACTATTATGGATTCCATAACCACTACGGCCACACTAGCCGGTTTGAGAAGCAAAAAATTCACGAAGAAAACAACCACATTTACTGTACGATGAGGGCAATCAAGACCCTTGATCCAGCTGATGAGTATAAAATAACGTATCCGGAGGTTACACAATGATAAAAGTAGGTATAGTATTCCCTGTTCTAAATAATTTTAAAGGATTGGCTGAAGCAATTGCTTCTGTACAAACTGCATACGACTGGACACCGTATGTATACCCTAACTGGCGACTCAACGATCCACTGGCAAAGGCATGGAACGATGCTAGTCAATGGGCTATTGATGAGGACTGCACACATATATTGATATGTAATGATGACATTCTATTTAGTCCTTGGACAATTGATGCTCTTGTTGACCATCTAGATAGTAACCAGGATTGTGTTCTTGTATCTGGCGCAGATCAACGCGCTGCTTATCCAGATCCATATCAAATACTAACAGCCGAGAAGCCCGAGGGAGCTGGCATTTCTGACCATCCCGATTTTGCATGTTTTATGGTTAGACCTGATACGTTCAAAAAAATTGGTTTGTTTGACGAGAACTTTGTACCAGCTTACTTTGAAGACAACGACTACCACTATCGTATCGATTTACTGGGCTATAAAGCTCATGCTACATCTGCAGCACCGTACTACCACTTTGGCTCACAAACTCAAAATAGTTCCGAAGGTGTTGTCGTACCAAGTTATATATTTGAAAAGAACCGAGACTATTTCAAAGACAAATGGGGCGGTTTACCCGGCGGTGAGACATATACTAAGCCATTTGATGATCAAAATCTAACACCTAAAGAATGGAGACGCGGCAATGAATGAAAAAATTAGAATATTAGCCCTTGGCGATTACGCCTGTAGTACCGGCTTCGCTACGGTAATGAGTAATATTATGATGAATCTTGAAGCCACTGGTCGATACGACATCAGTGTAGTTGGTATTAACTACGATGGTAATCCTGATTATAACCACGAGCGATTCCCGGGCAAGGTCTACCCTGCCGTATCTGCTCTCAAGATGGGCGGTGCATACGGTGACCCATATGGCAGACAGCAGTTTCTTGATCTACTCGGCACTGGTAGCTATGACGTAGTGTTCATTCTGCAGGATACATTCATTGTACAAGAGATGATTGAGCCTATGATTGAGACCTATAATGCAGTACCGCGCAAGTTCAAGGTGGTATATTACTTCCCATTTGATGCTACACCAAAGAAGGAATGGGTTGAGAAGGTAGTTGCACAGGTTGACTACCCTGTAACTTACACAGAGTATGCTAAGAACGAGGCATTGAAATTTATGCCAGAGCTATCTGAGAAGCTGGATATTATCTATCATGGCACAAATCTTACGGACTTCTACCCTATTGAGAAGCAAGAAGAGATCGATCATTTTAGAGATACCTACTTCAATGGCAAAGCAAAAGACCGATTCTTGATCACGAATGTGAACCGCAACCAGTCGCGCAAGGATATTGTACGCAACTTCATGGTGCTTAACGAGCTACGCAAACGTGGCTACGATACTCCTATGCTTTATCTGCACATGCAACACAGTGACCAGGGTGGAAACATTTTAGTAATGGCTGATCACTTTGGCTTTGAGCTTGGCAAAGACTACATACTACCTAATCAGCAAGGCTTTACAGCTCAGTGGGGATTCCCGGTTGAAGTGCTGAACTTCATATATAACAGCTCTGACATCATACTATCCACCACTCTAGGCGAGGGCTGGGGGCTATCTATTACTGAAGCTATGGCTACCAAGACTCCAATTGTAGCGCCAGATCACACAAGTCTTACTGAAATGATGGCAGACGGCAGAGGCCATTTGGTTAAGGCCGGCAACACTCCGAGCCTATGGATCGAAAAGGAACTAGACAACGAGCGACTAAGACCGCTCATGGATGTAGAAGATGCAGCCGATAAGATTGGGGCTATCATAGACGGCAAAGCAGCAGATACTGTACAAAAAGGTTTTGATTGGGCTACTAGCCTAGGCTGGGATAAAATCTGCGAGCGCTGGATTAGTAAGATTGATGCAGCTGCACAAGAAGCCCGAGCTGCCACAGCAACCGGCCAAATGGCTGGCAATCGTGCATCCCGACGCAAACAAGCAAGAGGTAACAAGTAATGCCAATATACAAATACAAACATGACTGTGACTATGTTGGTGAGATATTCTTAAACATCGATAAAGACACAACTATTGTTAAGTGCCTACGTTGTGGTCGGCGCACAGTAGCTAAACAAGTACGCGACAATAGTATTAAAATAGCTGAGAACGATGGCGTGACTGGCGTACTAAAACGGACTAGTGGAGGTGCGTGATGCCACGAATATCTGCCGCAGCAAATTTACCACTTGGACACGAAGCGCCTACTCCGCTCGCATCAATTGTTGGGTTTAATGTTGCCGAGGCTACATACGATCAACTGACTCTACGTGAGCAATTAATAGTCGATTTATTAATACTAGAGTGGTTTCAAACTGACATAGCTGAGGTGCTTGAGATAAGCCCTAAAGAGGTATCTCTCATTGTACATTCAATACGCGTTAAACTAGCCAACTCAAAGCTCCGGGATATACTCGAAACTCGCAAAGAATACCGCGATAAGGGTAGAGTATAAAAATGAATAAAAAATGTGTTCTTTCTCCCCTCCCCCGGCCAAAAACCACTCCCCCGAACCGAGAGAGGGTAGTACACAGGGGAGTAGGGGAGAGTAGTGATTAGTAATAATCAGTAAGTAATAATTATGGAAAAACCACTCAAAATTATAAGCGATAAAATTAGAATTGCGGGGCCAAAAGTTGATGGCGGATTTACTGTGATGTTAGATGTTGGAGAGCATGGTCAAATGGATGTTGCAAAACTATTAGCTATTCCACAGACATCAAGCGTAGAATGGAGCGTGGAGGAAATAAAAGATGGCAAAAAAACCACCAACCAAGACGAAGAAGAGTAAGTCTAGCGCTAAAGTAAAAGTTATGAGACTCACGCCGAGGCAGGAAAAATTCTGTCAGTTATACGCAAGCGATCGTGAGTTCTTTGGCAATGGAACACAGTCTTACATTGAGGCGTATGATGTCAACTTATCACGACCCGGAGCATACAAAAGCGCTCAGGCAGCAGCAAGCCGCTTGTTATCAAATGTTATTATTTTGGAACGTATTGACGAACTAATGGAGGTTGTTTTGAATGATGCCCACGTAGATAAACAAATGGGTTTTTGGATAACGCAGAAAGCTTCACCGCAAGCTTCGGTTTCAGCAATCAAAGAGTACAACCAACTCAAGGGTAGAATAGTTAAGAAGATTGAGGGCAAATTTGAGGGTGATATGAACATCTCCTTAGTTGAGTTTGTGGGTGATGATGACGACGATGTTGAAAAAGAAAATAAAGATACTTAAAGTATATCGTGAGCTTTTTAATGAGAAGTGGCGCTATATTGTATTATATGGGGGTAGAAGTTCTGGCAAGAGTCAGAATGTAGGCCGGGCTTTGCTTGTACGTGGTCGCCAAAAAAAACTACGTATTCTATGTACACGTGAGGTACAGAATACTATCAAAGACTCAGTGCATAAGCTCCTAAAAGACATTATTGAACAGTATGGTTTTGGTGACTACGATGTACAAAACGACTCTATAGTAAATAGAGTTACCGGTACAGAGTTTATATTTAAAGGGCTACATCATAACATCACCGAGATAAAATCTACTGAAGGTATTGATATATGCTGGATTGAAGAAGGCCAGAGCATTACTGAATCAAGCCTGGACATTATTACACCAACCATTCGTAAGCCCGGCAGTCAAATCATAGTAACATTCAACCGTTATAATGAACTTGATCCTGTATACGTCAAATTTGTACAGAACCCACCAAGCAACACATACGTACGCAAGGTTAACTTTGATGTGTTAAAGCGCGCTGGATTACTCCCTGACGTTATACAGCAAGAGATTGACGATGACATGCAATATCCAGACCTATACGCACATAAATGGCTAGGTGAGCCTATAGGCCAGTCAGAGATGGGTATTATATCTCGTACAACCACTCTCGAAGCAATGCAACGTGAGGTTGAAGCAGATGGTCAGGACATCTATGCTGCTGATATTGCTCGTATGGGAGGTGACCGTACTGTATTCTGGCATCGTAAGGGGCTAAAGACTATCAAGTTTGCTATTCATACCAAGCTTCGTACTACCCAGGTGTGCGACCAACTAGAGCAATTCATGGACTTTAACAAAGAAGCAGAGGTAAAGATTGATGATACTGGTGTCGGTGGTGGTGTTACCGATGAGATGATCAAACGTGGTTATAACGTGCGAGCTATTAACTTTGGTGGTGTCGCTCAAGATAAAAACAAGTATCCTAATTGGATCAGCGAAGCATGGTTTCATATGGCAGAAGTTGTTACTGAAGCACAGCTGCCGTATGAGTCTGATCTACTTATGGAGCTTACTACTCGCCAGTGGAATCAAGACACCAAAGGTAAGCGCCGGGTAGAGAGTAAAATTGAATATAAGAAGCGCGGTTTTAGAAGCCCAGACATCGCTGATGCTTGTATTATCTGTTACGGCGAGGCTGTAGAGCCTAGTATTCTTGATTATTATAGAGATAAAGAGCAACCAAGCAATGCAGAGTAGATGTACTTATGCAGTTCTAGAGTATAATAAATGTAGAAGATCACTGACTATTACTATTACATAGCCACTCAAAAAAAGGATTTATAAATGAGTCGAACACAAGACATTATAGAAAAATATATATTTAACCCATTTTCAGAATATCTAGTCAAGAAATCTGCAGATGGTAGTTTAAACAAAGCAGCCACTGCAGTAGGCGCAAAGCGCTACGATGTCAACCTATCAGACTTAAACAACTCAAACAGAGTTAAACCAAACGCTGCCGTACCATTCAAGGTATTACGTCGTTTTTCTGTAGGCTATGATGTAGCCCGGTCTTGTATTAATACTCGCAAACGACAAATATCACAGATGCAATGGAAGATCGTATCAGTTGAAGATGATAATAAAAGTAATAACACTGATCGCGCGCTTGAAGTAACCAACATCTTGAGAAAAATTGGCGGATACAACCTATCATTTCGTAACCTGACCGACATGATAATTGAAGATCTTATGGTACTAGATGCAGTTTCGCTTGAGAAACGTAAAAACCTTGGTGGTGGATTATACGGCCTATTACCGATTGATGCAGCAACAATCAAAATACGTACTGATAGCTCAGGTCGTACTCCAGAGCCACCTGAAGTTGCTTATCAACAAGTAATCCGGGGTAATGTTACAGCTGAGTTTACTGCAGATGAGATGTACTACGGTATGCTTAACCCACGAACTAGCACGCCATATGGTTTAGCTCCGCTCGAGACTCTTGTTATGACAGTCAACAGTGCGCTCAAATCATCGCTGCTCAATTTAGAATATATGACCGAAGGTAACGTACCAGAAGGCTTTTATACTGTGCCAAAAGAGTGGACTGCTACACAGATCAAAGAGTTCCAGCAAATATTTGATGCAGCTATTGCCGGAGATGGTACAGCAAACTCACGTATTCGTTTCATGCCAGAAGGTACATATACACCAACTCACAAGGTGGACGACATGCGCTACAAAGAGTTCTCTGAATGGCTTATGAAGATTACATGCTCTGTATTTGATGTACAACCTATAGAAATTGGCTTTGAACCAAAACAAGGTCTTGGTGGGGCTGGATTCTCTGATGGCCAAGACATTATTACCAACCGCAAAGCAATACTACCACTCGCCAACTTTATGAAGGACATATGGGATTGTATTATCCAAGATGAACTTGGCTATACTGATTTAGAGTTTGAATACCAAGGTCTTGAGTATAAAGATCCTAAAAACGAAGCTGAAGTTAATGAGATACTTATTCGCTCCGGTCAGGTTACTGTTGATGAGATTCGTGGACAGCAACAAAAAGACCCACTTGGTGTAGATAAACCATTTGTACTCGGTACACCTACATTCATTGATGAAGAAAGCATGGCTGCAAAAGCTCAGGTATCTCAAGATTTCAAGCAGCGCATGGTAGCTGGAGCTCAAGAAGAAACACCAGCTGAAGAGAAAAAAGAAGATATGGCTGAAGAAGAAACTACAGCACCAACTAATAAGGCTGTTCTTGCTGAGATTACCAAGTTTAGAATGGCTGCTATTAATAGAATGAAAGCAAAAAAATCATTCCGCAAGTTCAATAGCGACGTGTTACCTAGACACTTAGTTGATGAGCTTAACAGTAAGCTCGCAAAAGCTAAAGACATAGATGAGGTACGTGGCATATTTGAGAGTGAGATAACTAACTATCGTACTAATTTTATTACTGAGGTCAAAAAGTTTGAACGGATGCTTGAAAGGGTTGAATAGTTATGTCAATCAAAAAGCTCACCAAAGCTTTTATAAACAAGTCAGACCGCATTAATGATCCGCTTGAGCAGTTAAGCGAGACTGATCAGTACGATGCGTTCATGATGTCTATTGCATCTGGTATATACAAACAAGCACTATGGTTCTCTAAAAAGTTACCTGATCTTGACTTTATACCTGATGACATGAACCCTTTGACTGTTGAGTCACAACAGGCGCTTCAGCGTTGGCTAGAGAATAATATGCCAAAACTATCAACCTATGTGAACGAGACAAAGGTATTCAAGTACTACAAGTTCTCATTTGAGTGGGGCGTGAACAGTTTATACAATCGCTGGGCTATGCAAAGCAGTAAGTTCAAGTCAGTGTTATTTACTAAGGCTGACGTTGCTAGTGACTTTGTGCTAACAGATAAGTTTTATATTGGATCGCTGAAGAACCAGGCTAATTACTTGCTTAACAAGTCCAGTCTAGATGAGACTACGCGCGCGCGCATGATCTCTATCGTACGTGACGGTAAGCTCAATAGCTTAACCATTGATGAGGTTGCTACTGTAATAGCTGATAATTTCGAGGACATATCTGCTACCCGGGCTTTTACTATCGCGCGCACAGAGACGTGTCAGGCGATGAGTAGCGGCCAAATGGCTGCTATGCGCGAGTCTGGTGTTAAAACGAAGCAATGGGTGGTCGCTGGCGCTCACGTATGCGCTATTTGTGATGGTAATGCTTCACAGGGTATGATAGAGATAGGTAATGTATTCGACTCCGGTGACGACGCTCCGCCGGGGCATCCAAACTGTGAATGCTATATTGAAGCTGGGGAGATTGATCTATCTAGTATTAGCATATGGGATGGCGAGTAATGTGCAATAATAAGAGTAAGGAATAATACAATGGACTACCCAGACGAACATGAGACAAAACTGCCAGAGGTTGCAAAGATGCGTACTGCTATGAAACCTTACGTTGAACAACTTATGAAGCAGATAGCAACTGCTGTACCAGCAGAAGATATTGCAAAAATTGCAACTCAGATCAATGCTTTGCAGTCAGAACTTGCTACTCATAAAGAGCTTACAAAAGAAGATGTCCACAGCATTGTGGATAAGTCTGTGAATAAACTGATTGATATGAAAAAATCAGAGCCTAAACCACAGCCGATACAGAAGAAATCGCTGCAAGATGAGATCTTAAAGTTTAGACCACATGATCAAGACCCTAGTGACAATGTTGGATTCTACGGTTTTGTGCATCCAAGTGGTGCTTATTACATTGTGCGACATGACGTTAAAGAGAACAAACAGCGGTATTATGTCGGCAAGGGCGACTACGATGAATCGTGGGCTAAGCGTGAGCGACTCAAGGGGTATGGATTACTAAGCGATCAGTGGGGTGAATAGTGAAAGGCTTTGAGTTTGATCCACTAAGTCTATATGGTCTG